CTCGCATCCACATCCTCGGGAACTACTCTAAGAGTAGGGGAAACCAATACTCAGTATTGGCATCCCGTGGAGAGCGTCGTCGAGGACACTCTTATAGATGTATCCTCGATCGCTAACAAAGTGGATCTCCTCTGGATATCCAACTTTGTAAAACCGGCCCTCTGGGCGGGTTTTTAGGGCACGTGCAAAATCACTGAGTGATAAATTATCACGGCCTTTATAAAGGAGGTCCCAAAGTTTGGCATACCTCCTTTTAAGCCGCTCCGTATTATACGGAGTAGGCCTTTCTTTCCCTAGGAGAATCTCCTTGAAAAGAATAGGTCTCAGAAGTTCATCTAAGATGTCGTTCTGAGCGTGCCAACCTTCTGTATACGCAGTATCAGAAAGCTGTTTAGCCGACATTTTCCCCTCTGGGTCAAATGTCCGCTTAATCTCCCACCATGTCATGGAAGGGAGATTTCCGATGATCATCTCAAGATGGGATGTCATTGCGGAGACTTCGCTCTCATTGAGAGTATAGCCTCTGTAGGAGTAGTTGGAAAGAAACTTTCCAAGTAATCCTATTTCCTTGATTACCTCAGGTACCTCAAGGAAAAAGTCCTCCATTATAGACTTTGTCAACGTGGGGACTTTATTATACAAGTCCTCGACTTCGTCGGGCATGTATAAATCTAATCCCCCCCACTGAGTGGGGAGCATTAGCTGCCAGTACACTCCGGAGGAGCGGTCTGGTAAAAGGGATCCCATTCTTTCAAAGAAACGGTCTCTAACCATTCTCACCCACTTCGTGGGGAAATGGTCCCTATTCAGCCACTTCAGGGTACGTCCTAAGGACAACCCTTTGCCTATAGCAATATTGCGTTCTGAAGAAACTTCGATCGCTTTAGAAGTGGGGGATAAAAGCCTCACTTTTATGGAATCCACAAAAGGAGAGGCTTCGTACGATTCGGTTGAATCATTGATTCTCCGAACGTCGAAAGGTTTATAGATATTTCTAATGTCTAAAACCTTTTCGGTATACTTTACCGCTATGCGGGAAGTACCGTGTTTTCCAGCCGAGATCTTAGATCCGAGCATGGAATGCCAGAACGTGATCTTATCGAGGTACTCGATCGGACCAACGGCCAAATGGTCGTCACCACCAATGTGGTACGTTCTCCACTTCGGGCTTTCATAAAATGAAGTACCGTAGTTAATACCTAGGTAGGTACGCATAGCGTATTCTTCTACGACTAGGTTTAAGATGGTCAAGAGCGCCTTTGTAAGGGGCTCTCCCATCATCACTCCACGAGTTTGTCTCTCAGAGACACCCTCGGAGGAGATAAAGGTCCTATCCATCTCTAAGAGATTTCGACAGACCTCTATCAAGTTGCTCCGGATACCGGATCCCTTGATAAATCCCGTGAATAATCGCAGAGCGATTTCTTTCGGGATATGATCCGTGGCCTCTTTGAGGTCGCTGGATAACACAAGGAAGTCCTTTGGATATTCCTTGTTACTCATCAGGTATAGGCTCTGCCACGCCTGATCGGTTTTCATCAGCGATGACTTCACAGAAGGATGCGCTGA